GTATGGAAACAACATTATTTCGGGAGCCGTCGTTCCGAGCAGCAATGCCATCGGACTACACTTCTACCCAATTTGGGAAGCTGCTTCACTTGATGAATGGCTGTACAACGGGGGTCCATTCCAACTCGTTGTCTTCCACTTCCTCATTGGCATCTATGCTTACATGGGACGAGAGTGGGAACTTAGCTATCGATTAGGGATGCGTCCCTGGATCTTTGTTGCTTACTCTGCTCCAGTCGCTGCAGCTTCTGCAGTGTTCCTCATCTACCCGTTCGGTCAGGGTTCGTTCTCTGACGCTATGCCCCTTGGTATCAGTGGTACGTTTAATTACATGCTTGTCTTCCAAGCTGAACACAACATTCTCATGCACCCGTTCCATATGTTGGGAGTTGCTGGTGTATTTGGGGGTAGCTTGTTTAGTGCTATGCACGGTAGCCTTGTCACGTCTTCTCTTGTTAGGGAGACGACTGAGGATGTTTCTCAGAACTATGGCTATAAGTTTGGACAGGAAGAAGAAACTTACAACATTGTAGCAGCTCATGGCTACTTCGGAAGACTTATTTTCCAGTACGCATCCTTTAACAATAGCCGTAGCCTTCACTTTTTTCTGGCTGCTTGGCCTGTTGTCGGCATTTGGTTTGCTGCTCTGGGTGTGTCTACAATGGCTTTTAATCTTAATGGTTTCAATTTTAACCAGTCCCTACTGGATAGCCAGGGGCGTGTTGTGCGTACTTGGGCTGACATCCTTAACCAAGCTAACCTTGGATTTGAAGTCATGCACGAACGTAATGCTCACAACTTTCCGCTAGACCTCGCTGCTGCAGACGTAACTCCTGTTGCTCTTACTGCACCTGCTGTCGGTTAACCTTGCAATGCCGTCCGTTCATCCCTTTTAGTGGGACGCATGTCACCTGATCATGGAACGGGGGTCAGGTACTTTCATCTAAGATCATGACTCAAGTCGAATTGGATGCCCGTGTTCGGGAGCAAAAGGAAGCCGAAAAGGCTAACAAGCTGAAGTATCGCGGCATTGCTTACATTTCTCACGCTACTAAATTCTAAGTAGCTGGAGTCAGGCACCTCAGAGTCGGACCTGGCTCCTCTTGGCATTGGCCTCTACGGAGATACCCTTTGCCGTCTAGACGGTGGGATAGACCACACAATATGCAACAAAAAAATTTTCCAAACGTTTGGGAGCAAGTCTATTAATCTTACTCCTTAAAAATGGCACAACAAAATTCCAACGAACCGTTGGCTGACCTTACGCAACTTGGTCAAGCCAACCTTACGGGTGATACCCGTGCCCTGTACCTCAAGCTGTTTAGCGGCGAGATGTTCAAGGGTTTCCAGAACAATACGATCGCTCGTGACCTCGTGATGAAGCGGACTCTGCGTAACGGCAAGAGTCTCCAGTTCATCTACACTGGTCGCACTAAGAGTGAGTACCACGTTCCCGGCAACAGCATCCTTGGTAACTCGGATGGTGCGCCGCCCGTGGCTGAGAAGACCATCACCGTTGACGACCTGCTGATCTCCAGCGCCTTCGTCTATGAGCTTGATGAGATCCTTTCTCATTACGACCTGCGTAGCGAGATCTCCCGTAAGATCGGCTATGCTCTGGCTGAAAAGTATGACCGCTACATCTTCCGTGCTATCGCACGTGGCGCTCGTGCTGCTAGCCCTGTGTCTGCCACTGGCTTCGTTGAGCCTGGCGGTACTCAAATCCGTGTTGGTTCTACGACCAGCGAATCCGACGCTTTCTCCTCCAGCGCACTTGTGACTGCATTCTATGATGCTGCAGCTGCTATGGACGAAAAAGGCGTTAGTAGCGACGGACGGGTCGCGGTCCTCAACCCCCGTCAGTACTACGAACTGATCCAAGCCGTTGGCACCAACGGTCTGGTGAACCGTGATGTCCAAGGTACTGCCCTTCAGGGTGGCGGCGGCATCATCGAGATCGCCGGTATCAAGATCTACAAGTCCATGAACATCCCGTTCCTGGGCAACTACGGTACCAAGTACGGCGGTACCACCGGTCAAACTTCTCCTGGCAACGTCGGTTCCTTCATCGGTGAAGCCCTTGAGAACGCCTCCGGTGCTACCACTGGCGTCAACAACGACTACGGTACTGCTGCTGAAGTCGGTTCTACCTCCTGTGGCCTCATCTTCCAACGTGAAGCTGCTGGCTGTGTGGAGACCATTGGACCTCAGGTTCAAGTCACCAGCGGTGACACCTCCGTCATCTACCAAGGTGATGTGATCGTGGGTCGTCTCGCCATGGGCGCTGACTACCTCAACCCCGCTGCTGCTGTTGAGCTGTATGTGGGTGCTACTGCACCTTCTGCATTCTGATCGTTATTTAGAGTTATACTGGGGGAGCTTCGGCTCCCCTTTTTTTTACTTTGTGATAGGTAACTATGCCCTTTCCTACTTATGCTGTGTCCACCGAACTGGATGCTGTAAATCAAATACTTAGCTCAGTGGGACAGGCTCCTGTCACCACACTAGATCTTCAGAACCCTGAAGTGTCTATTGTACTTAACACCTTACGGGAAGTAAACAAGCAGGTTCAAGCAGAAGGCTGGATCTATAACACAGAACGTGAGGTAGAATTTACTCCAGACACTACCACTTCTTACATTGAATATCCGTTTGATGCTCTCCAAATGGATGTTAATCGTGAAAAACATAAAAACAAATACGATGTAGTTAGGAGAAACGGTAGACTTTATGATCGTCTAAATCATACTGATAAATTTACTGAAAATTTATTTCTCGATATTGTAAAGTACTTCGATTTTACTGACGTACCGCCCGCATTTCAAGCCTACATTACTGCCCGAGCTGCACGTATGTGCTGTATTAAAATGGTAGGTGACCGAGAGCTTCAAGCCTTGTTGCAAGAACAAGAGATGATGACCAGAGCTGCAGCAATCGAGTACGATTGTCAGCAAGGTGACTATTCTATGTTCGGGTTCCAAGACGGTAAAGATTATTACAATAGTTATCAACCCTTTCAAGCATTGATGCGATGAGCACTATTACCCAACGGATACCAAACTTTTTGCTTGGCATTTCGCAACAACCCGACAATCGTAAGTTTCCTGGGCAGCTTCGGGATTCTGTTAATGCGTTTCCAGATTATGCTCTTGGCTTGCTTAAACGTCCAGGCGGTCAATATGTAAGCGAGCTGTACGGAGCTAGTAACTCAGGCAAATGGTTTTCTATCCTGAGGGATGCTCAAGAAAAATATGTAGCACAGTACGATGACAATCAGTTCCGTGTTTGGAGTTTGCTTGACGGCAGTCCCAGAGCAGTGGACATGGGTAATGATACCGGTGTCCCTGGTACTTGTAACTTAGCTAATCTTAAAACTGACCTTGCTGCTTATAATACTGCTGTAGCTGACACGGAAACTAAACTTGGTCTTCTGAATGCAGCACAAGCAGACTACGCTGAGAAGCTGTCTGGTCAAAACACAACAACTGAAGCGTTGTTTGCTGTTAACTACAACTACCCATACGGTCAGATTGATCAGTACTTGACCTCTGGTATTCTTAAGAATGCTGATGGTATCTACACTGTTAAAAATGGAGATGCTGTAATCAGTGTTGGCACAACTCTTCCTACTAACTATGCGCTGGGTACTGAACTAACTAACGAGCACCCGTTACTTGCATCCGAAGGTTACCGTGTCTACCAAGCTATTCTGACTGTTGCTGCTACTAGCAATGCTAGTGAACTGGCTACTGCGTTAGCAGCAATGAACACCGCTCAAACTAATTACGATAACGCTGTTACTGCTGAGGCTTCTGCTAAAACGGACTATGATGCAGAAGTAACTAATTGTGCCATCTCTGCCACTCCTTCCAATGGTTACCTATATGGTGCTACGGCTGATGATATTGAGCTGCTTACTCTTAATGACTACACCTTTGTTCTTAATAAAGCTAAGACGGTAGCGTTGACTGCAGATACGTCTGCCGCTAAACCGCATGAGGCGTTTGTTGTTATTAAGGTGGTTGGTGTTGGTGAGTATGAGATTATTCTAGATGGCACCATTCGTGGTCAGTACACCGCATCTGGTAGTCACGACACAGCTGACATTGTTAACAACCTTGTTAGTGATATTAACGGTCAAACTTTTGGTGGTACTACTTACACCGCTGTTGCTGTTGGTCCTGGTCTTTACATTAGTGCTGATGCAGCATTTACTATTTCCGTTGTAGGCGGTCCTTCCGAAGATTCTATCTTTACTTTTCAGGAAACTACTCCTACTGTCGCTGATCTACCTACACAATGTAAAGATGGGTATGTTGTCAAAGTTGTCAACAGCATTGATGTTGATGTTGATGATATGTACGTTAAGTTTGTAGCAGATAGCTCGGCTACTTACGGTACTGGTGTCTGGGAAGAAACTCTTGCTCCTGGTATCACGTACAAGTTTGATCCGTTGACGCTGCCTCACATACTGGTGAGACTTCCTGATGGTTCGTTTTACTTTGGTCCTCCTGATGGATCTACTCAGCAAGGCGTTGTTTTACCAAAATGGGGTGATAGAATCGTAGGCGATCTTACTACTAACCCTGATCCCAGCTTTGTCAATCAGAAAATTAACAACCTGTTTTTCTATCGTAACCGCCTTGGCTTCCTCTCTAACGAGGCTGTGGTACTGAGTAAAGCCGGTGATTACTTTAACTTCTGGGTTACTACTGCTCTAACTGTTACCGACGATGATCCTATTGACATCACTGCATCCTCAGTTCGACCTGTTAACCACCGTTATGTACGTCCTACTAGCGTGGGTCTCGTTCTATTTAGTGATACGGAACAGTTTATTCTAACTACTGACGCTGACATTCTCAGTCCTAAGACAGCTAAGATTAACGAGCTATCGAGTTATGAGTGTGATCCATTGGTAGAGGCTGTAACCCTTGGTACTAGCCTGGCGTTTGTTTCTAAAACACCGCTGTTTACACACTTGTATGAGCTGTCGGAGATTAGTACAGACAGACCACCAATCATGACGGAACAAACAAAAATTGTTCCAGAATTAATTCCACAGTCTACTACTTCTCTTATCGCCTCTCCTGCACTTTCGCTTGTTTCCTTGGCTACTACTGGTAGTAGTACTGTTTATCAGTACCGCTTCCTTGAGCAGCCAGGACAAGGCAGAGCTGCAGCATGGTACAAGTGGGAGCTAACTGGTGAGTTCTTGGATCAATTCTTCGATGCTAACACTTACTATGCCGTCGTTAAAGATGGTAACAACGTGTTTGTCCAATCCTACGACTTGACTCAAGCAAACGAAGAAGGGTTCCTAACTCTTCCTACTGGTGAAAAGACTGACATTTGTCTTGACATCTGGAATGTTAACCCATACCGGACGTACACTGCTAGCACTGACAAGACCCGAGTCTTCTTACCCTATGATCACATCAGTGGTAAGACGTTCTCTGTGCTCGTCCTGGGCGGCTATATCGGGGCTTCTAATGACGTATCTAGTGAATCGGTAGGCGCAGTACTTTACCCCACCGTAGCGGGCTCTGCAGGTGCCTATTACGTGGATATTGATGGAGACTATCGCGGACGAGATCTGATTATTGGTTACATTTACAACATGGAAGTTACCCTTCCTAAGTTCTTTGTAACTCAAGCTGAGGGTCAGTCTGCTAGCTCCGACTTTACTTCTGATCTTATTATTCATCGCGTCAAAGTGTCTACCGGTCTTAGCGGTCCTGTGAAGTATGACGTGACTATTACTGGCAGACCTGAATGGAGTCAGACTATTGAAGCTACGGCTCCATATACCTATGACTTAAACAACGTTAACATGTCTGCTGACGCTACCCATACCGTTCCCATTTATCAACGTAACGAGAATCTTAACTTCAAGATTATTGGTGACACTCCATTCCCCGTTAGTTTGTTAAGTTTAAACTGGGAGGGTAAATATAACACTGGTTTCTATAGACGATCCTGATGACTGCATCCACCCGTGGTTTTACCTTTAGACCAGCTACCATTAATGACGTACTAGAACTAACCAGTCAAATGCTACCCAGAGGGCTGCAAGACTTTGAAAGGGTCGGACAACATCCGGTCCTTTCATTAGCTTTGTATATACATCAGGACGATTCCTACATGTTCTACGGACCAGATGGAAGTCTGTACGGTGCATACGGAGTTAACGATGACAACTGTTTCTGGGTACAGATGACAAATAAAGTCAAAGAGAACCCACGAACAGCGGTTAGATTCGGTAAAGCGTTAATGGAACATATAAGCCGTCCTTATCTATGGACGACTATTGATATTGAAAATACACAACTTATCAACTTTGTAAGGTTTTTAGGTTTTAAGGTTCTACGGGTGTTTCCAGATGGACCTGACAATGTTTACTCTATAGAGATTGTACGATTATGGGAGATGGTTTCGGATTAGGCTTTGACAGTTTATTTGGAACTGGAGGCTTAAATTTTGGTGCTGGCACCAGTGCTACAAGCGCCTTACAAGCCGGACTTAAACAGGGTGCTAAAAGCACAGCTAGTACAGCAGCTAAAGCCGGTCTATTCGCTAACCCTGTTGGCTTAGCTCTTGCTGGCGGTCAGCTGGCTTTGGGCGTTGCTCAAATGATCCAAGCTGGTAAAGCCCGTGAGCAACAAGTTTACAACCAAACTTATCAGCACACACTAAAAGAAAAGCTAGCTGGGTTTGAGCGTCAACAAAAGAATGAACAGATTGCTAGAGCATTCGGTTCTAAACTTGACTACGTTACAAACC